AGCAACAGAACTTGTTGCAAATGACTTTGTAACATTCAATACTGAAGCAGTTCTTGTTGAAACAGTAGCAACACCATTAACAGGTGGAACAAATGCAGAAGTTAGTGGTGCATCACATCAAGCTTACTTAGATAAGATTGAATCATATGCATTCAATGTGATGGGTGTTGTTAGTAATGATACAGAAATTAAAGGTTTATATAAGAATTTCTGTAAAAGACTTAGAGAAGAAATTGGTGCTAAGTTCCAAGTTGTTCTTTACAATGAAGCAGCTGATTATGAAGGTGTTATCAATGTTAAGAATAAATGTGAAGGTGAAGAAGCTGCTTTAGTTTACTGGGTAACTGGTATTGCTGCAGGTTGTCCAATTAACAAATCTAACTTGAACAAGAAATATGATGGTGAATTTACTGTTAATGTAGACTATACACAAGCACAGTTAACTACAGCAATTAAAGCTGGTGAATTTACACTTCATAAAGTTGGTTCTGATGTTAGAGTTCTTGAAGACATCAATTCCCTTGTAACTACTAGTGATACAAAGGGTGATATTTTCAAAGACAATCAAACAATTAGAGTTATTGACCAAATTGCAAATGATATTGCAGTTTTATTCAATACAAAATATCTTGGTACTGTTCCAAATGATGAAGCAGGTAGAATTAGCCTTTGGGCAGATATTGTAAAACATCATCAACAAATGCAAGATATCAGAGCAATTGAAAACTTCAGTGATGAAGATATAAAAGTTGCACAAGGTGATACTAAAAAAGCAGTTGTTGTTAATGATGCGGTGACAGTTGTTAATGCAATGTCAAAATTGTATATGACTGTCACAGTAATGTAGAAGGGGGTTGAATCTGAATGTCTAACATTACAATGAAAGCAAAAGATGCTATGTCTGCTAAATTAGCTGAATGTTTCGTAACAATTCAAAACAACAGATATAATTTTATGCAGATAATTAACTTTGAAGCAAAATTTGAAAAAACAAAGACTGAAGTTCCTACCCTTGGAAAAACTGGTGTAGGTAACAAGTCTACTGGTTGGAAGGGAACTGGTTCAGGTACTTTCCACTATAACACTTCAATTTTTAGAGAATTAATGTTGAAGTATAAAGATACTGGTGAAGATATCTATTTTGAAATTCAAGTAACCAATGATGATCCTACAAGTGCAGCAGGAAGACAAACAGTTGTTTTCTTAGATTGCAATATTGATGGTGGTATTCTTGCAAAATTTGATGCAGATGGTGAATATTTGGATGAAGACATGGACTTCACATTTGAAGATTTCAAAATGCCTGAAACATTTAAGTTACTTGAAGGTATGCTGTAATCAATTTGCCCCTCATGTTTTCATAAGCATGAGGGGCTTATTTTATATAAAAGAAAGGTGATGACAATATGTCAAACTTAAGTAGATTCTTAAAACAAAATCAAATCGTAAGAGAAAACACAACTTATGCTGCAACAAAATCACTTGTTGATGAAAATGGTAAACCTTTACTTTGGACAATTAGACCATTAACAACTAAAGAAAATGAAGCTATTAGAGATGATTGTATGATGGAAGTTACTGTTAAGGGTAAACCAAACATGTATAGACCAACATTAAATGTTTCTAAATACATTGCAAAAGTAATTTGTGCATGTGTAGTTGAACCAAATTTATACGATAAAGAATTACAAGATTCTTATGGGGTGATGACACCTGAAGATTTATTAAAAGAAATGGTGTGTGAGCCTGGTGAATATGGTGATTTTTCTGCATTCGTTCAAAATTTTAATGGATTCACTACATTGGATGAAAAGATTGATGAAGCAAAAAACTAATTGAAGAAGGAGATCCTGAAGCGAATTTAGCACATTATGCATTACATAAGCTTCATCTTCTGCCTTCACAATTCGTCAATCTTCCTATGGAAGAAAAAGCTTTTGTCATTGCATCAATCAAAATAAAGATTGATAAAGAAAAGGCAGAAGCTAAGAAAGTAAAGAAAAAATAAAGTGGTCAGATTGGTTGACTGCTTTTTAATAATACCAAGAAAGGATGGTGAAGAACTATGGCAAGTATTGCAACGTCAATTCAAATTTATGATAGAGTTTCAGCACCAATCAATAATATGATTGCTGCTTTAGATAACATGTGTACAGCTTATGAATCTGTTCAAGATTCAATGAACACTGGATTCAATACAAAAGCAATTGAAAATGCAAGGCAAGCAATTAATTCTGCTGCTGAACAAACAGTTCAACTTGAAAAAGAACAGGGAGATTACAACAAAAAATTACGTGAAGGTGCAGCAGATGCAAGTGGATTAACTTCAAAGATATTTGGTTTGGTTGGTGCGTATGCTTCATTTATGGGGGTTCAGAAGTTAGTGAATCTATCAGATGAATATGTTCAAACCACTGCAAGGTTAAACATGGTTAATGATGGATTACAAACTACAGAAGAACTTCAAAAGAAAATATTCGCATCAGCACAACGATCAAGGGCATCTTATGCAACTACTGCTGATATTGTTGCAAAACTATCACAAAGAACTGGTAAATTATTTACTAATGATGAAGCAATTGCATTTACAGAGAATTTAAATAAACATTTCGTTGTTGCAGGTGCTAACCAAGCAGAAATTGCATCAGCATCTTTACAATTAACACAAGCTTTAGGTTCAGGTGTGTTAAGGGGCGAAGAATTCAATGCAGTATTTGAAGCAGCACCAAACATTATGCAAACAGTCGCTGATTATATGGGTGTTCCTATTGGGCAATTGCGTAACATGGCAGCAGAAGGGCAAATCACAGCTGATATTGTTAAAAATGCAATGTTAGGTGCAACAGATGAAATCAATGCAGAATTTGAATCCATGCCGATGACATGGGGGCAAGTTATGGCTGGTGTAATGAATAAAATATATTATGCATCCATGCCACTACTTGAAGCTATTAGTTTTCTAGCGAATAACTGGGCAATCATTGAACCAATTGTTCTTGGAGCTGCTGCAGCACTTGGTGTATATCTCATTGCAACACAAGGGGTTGCAACTGCTACAAAGGTATGGACTGCAGTCCAGGCTGCATTTAATGCGGTTATGGCGATGAATCCAGTCGGACTTATTGTAATGGCTGTAATTCTATTGATTGCATTAATTTTTTCAGTTGTAGCTGCTATAAACAAAGTAACAGGAACATCATTGTCAGCAACAGGAATTATTGTTGGTGCATTAACAACCGCTGTTGCTTTTATATGGAATCTATTTCTTGGTTTAGTTGATTTGGTACTTGGTGTAGTTAATTATATTGCAAATCCTTGGATAGCATTTGCAAACTTCTTTGGTAATCTATTTAATGATCCTATAGGTGCTATCATTCATTTATTTGGTGATTTAGCAGATAACGTTCTTGGAATTGTTGAAACTATTGCAAAGGCTTTAGATAAAGTGTTTGGTTCTAACCTTGCAGGCACAGTTCAAGGATGGAGAAGTGGATTAGATAGTATGGTTGAAGAAGCAGCAAATAAACATGGAAATGGTTCTTATGAAAAAGTTGCTGATAGCTTAAACCTAAGTTCTGATAGTTTAGGGCTTAAACGATGGGATTATGGTGATGCTTACAACACTGGTTATAGTTGGGGTGAAGGTGCTGAAGATAAACTTAGTGGTATGTTCGGCGGTGGTTTAGATGGTTTAACAGGTGCTGTTGGTAATATTGACACTAACACTGGAAAAATCGCTGATAGTATGGATATAACATCTGAAGATTTGAAATACTTAAAGGATTTAGCGGAAAGAGATACTATTAATAGATTTACTACTGCTGAAATAAGAATTGAACAAACAAATAACAACAGTATTAATTCTGAATTAGACATTGATGGTGTTGTTGATAGATTAACAGCAGGTGTAGATGAAGCTATGGAAAAAATTGCGGAAGGGGTGCATGAATAATGGCTTACATGTTTTATTTTGACAAAATGTTATTACCAGTTGCACCTTCAAAACTGCAATTAAAAATAGAAAATCAAAATAAAACTTTGAATCTTATTAATGAAGGTGAAATAAATGTTCTTAAAAAACCAGGACTTACAACCATTAAGTTTGATTTTCTATTACCAAATGTAAAATATCCATTTGCAAAATACAAAAGAGGATTCATAAAAGCAGATGATTTTCTTGAAGAAATTGAAGATTTAAAAGTTTCACAGAAACCTTTTCAATTTATTATTACAAGAGAATTACCAACTGGAAAATCTTTGTTTGATACAAACATCAAAGTTGCAATTGAAGATTACACCATTAAAGAAGATGCAAACCAAGGGTTTGATATTGTAGTTTCAATATCATTAAAACAATACAAAAATTATGGTACTAAAAATTGTAAAGTAACATTCACAGAATCAAAAGAAAAAGCAACAGTAACAGTTCAAAAGACAAGGGAAACAACAAATTCACCTGCACCAACTACATCTGCATCACACACAGTTGTACAAGGTGAAACATTGTGGGCGATTGCTAAAAAGTATTATGGTAATGGTGAAAAATACACTGAAATTTACAACGCAAATAAAGATAAAATTAATAATCCAAATTTAATATATCCTGGTCAAGTTTTGACTATACCTGCAATTTAGGGGGTGGGAGAATATGAAAATGGAATTGTTAATTCAAAATGGTTCACAAGTTTATATTCCAGTAATTGAAGATGGTGTTACATGGTTGACTGAAAGACAAGGTTCACCAGGTGAACTAAAATTCAACGTCATTAATGATGGTAATATTAATTTTACTGAAGGGAATGCAGTTAGACTTAAAGTTGATAATGTGAATGTATTTTATGGTTTTATTTTCACAAAGAAAAGAAATAAAAATGGAATAATTGAAGTAACAGCATATGATCAGTTGAGATACTTTAAAAACAAAGATACATATGTATATACTAACAAAACAGCAGATGAACTTATTAAAATGATTGCTTCAGATTTCCAAATGCAAGTGGGAACATTAGAAAACACAGGATATAAAATAGCTTCAAGAATTGAAGAAAACACATCCTTGTTTGATATGATTCAAAATGCACTTGATATCACATTACATAACAATAAAGAAATGTATGTAATGTATGATGATTTTGGAAAGATTACATTGAAAAATATAAATTCAATGATAATTCCTGCATTAATTGATGAAGAAACTGCTGAAAATTTCAATTATACTTCATCCATTGATTCTGACACTTACAATAAAATCAAATTAACTTATGATAATGACAAAACAGGTAAAAGGGATGTTTACATTGCACAAGATTCAAACAATATTGCCTTTTGGGGTGTTCTCCAATATTTCGACACATTGCAGGAAGGTGAAAACGGAAAAGCAAAAGCGGATGCATTATTGGAACTTTACAACAACAAAACAAGAAATCTATCTGTTAGCAATGTGTTTGGTGATATTAGAGTTAGAGGGGGAACAATGATTCCAGTTCAATTGAATTTAGGTGATATAAAAGCAAATAATTTAATGGTAGTTGAAAAGTGTAGACATATTTTCAAAGACGATGAACATTTCATGGATATCAATCTTACTGGGGGTGGTTTTAGTGCGTGATACAAGTGATTTAGTAAGACTTATTAAAAGAGCAGCACTTGATGCAGTGGAAGCATCCAAACCTTGTAATTTAGTTTTTGGAACTGTAACAAGCACTTCACCATTAAAAATAAACATTGAACAGAAAATGACATTAACATCAGCACAACTTGTATTATTAAGAAATGTCACCGATTACAAAGTAAAAATTGATATTGATAGTGAAACAGAAATTGGTGCCATTTCTTAATAATACAAGTTGTGCTGATGTTAATG